CAACTGCTAAAAGTACGGGCTTCATTCCACATTTCATTCGAGAAAAACCTGCGGCTTAGCCTCAAAAATCCTTCGTCCATAGTTTTAGAATCTCACGTTTGTTAATTGCCTTCCTTTCGAGTAAACTGCCCATTTCCCATTTCCACTATCAAACAACCGTAAGTCCGACACCTCTCCGAAACGTTTGATATTACCGCATAAATCCACAATCCAGCCACATTCTTTGGAAGGATGAGGGCGGATGGCACGACCGACTATCTGATACCACATAGCCAGTGACATCGTAGGACGTGCCATAACAACGGTGTCAAGTTCCGGATAGTCAAAGCCGGTGGTTAATACCCCGACATTCGCCACTACCGAAATTTCACCAGCCTTGAATGCTTCAAGTATCCTTTCGCGCTCACCTTTTGGGGTGTCACCCGAAACGATTGCGGCTCCGGGTATAGACCAGGTAAGCCGCTCCGCTTCTTTCAGAAAACGAGTAAAGACTAAAATACCTTTCCGTTTTCCTCCGGCTTTGGGATTCATCAGTCTTTGGACAATATGAACGAGATAGCCGTAAAAGTCTATCCGTTCATATTCTCTTTGAACTGACCTATCTGTATAGTCGGCACCAGTAGTATTTACTTTCAAGTTAAGTTCGTTCCATCCCGAAGGATTCATTGGATAGTAATTCAACTTCGCCAAATAGCCCATATCTAATAGGGTTGATACCTGTACATGATAAATGACCTCTGAAAAGACATGAGGCTTTGTCCGGGTGATAAATTTCAGCATAGAACCAAAGTCACGGCTGGAACTTAAACGATACGGTGTAGCTGTCAGTCCAAGGACCTTACACTTCACCGCATCAAAAAAATCTTTGTACATACCCTCTTTAGGGTTAACAAGGTGGCATTCGTCCACGATGATGTTCTTGAAGTGGGTGAACAGTTCGGGATGATTCTTCACACTGCCGATGGTGGCGAATGTTATCCGGCTTATTTCTTTTGAGTTAAAGGATGCAGAATAGATGCTGCAATCAAGAATACCGTATGAACAGAGTTTCTTGAAATTCTGTTCGAGTATTTCCTTGCTTGGCTGAAACACCAAAGTATGACCCTCAAGCCTTGCAGCTATATCCGCTATGATAAGCGACTTTCCGCTGCCCGTAGGTAACACCATAATGGCATTTGTTTTCTTTGCCTTGTTATTGAAGAAAGAAACAGCAGTATCAGAGGCCTTTTGCTGATAATCTCTTAAGACGTAACTCATGGCTATTTTATTTTCAAATTATCCAAATAGAAATCATCGTCACCAATCTTTATCTTATCCTTTTCATCAGTCATTTCAAATTTTCCTTGTTTCATTTGTTTAACTAAGGCTGAATAATACTTGATTAGTTGCTCATATTCAAAATCAGAGAATTTACGAATGGTATTCTTCTTCATTTCAAGAAGAACAACTTTTTGTTCCCCATATTTGCGTATAAGTCCGTTCCGGTAGCCCTGCATGTTTCCTTCTTGAAAGCGGTTGCAGTGAGAGCATTGGGCGTTACAGTTCATTTCGTCAAACCGGGTACTCATGTGCTGCCGATTTATATAGTGACCGTTATCAGCTTTTTCAAACGGAAGTATTCTACCACAGCTTATACATCTGAAAGCCTTGAAATCAAACTCTCTGCTATCTCTCAATCGGATGTACATTGAGAACACTCTATCGAGCTTAGCTTTTAAATCAATTTTCTTCTTTACTGTTACCCCTGCTTTATCAAACAGAGGTAAAGGCTTGTTTTGCTTTGATTTCTTTTTGTATCTAAACAACATGAAATTATATTTTTATATCTTTGTCCTAAACCAATAAATTAGATTATGGAACTTGATGAAATTCTAAGGAAGTTATATTCTCGAAACAAAATAGAAATACTATCTGTTATAAACACAGCGTCTCATGTTTCTATTGAAAACTATGACAGACTCGCTCACTGTATCCACACTGGATTTTGTTGTAATACACATAAGGGTAAACTAATAGGATTCATTTATTGTATAACCGATAAAGAATTATATTTCCAAGGTAACAGTAAACGATTACTTGGGACGTATATGAGGCCTAACAAATCTGCGGTATTCTTCAATAATTGGTTGGTAGCGCAAGTTCCTGAAAGCTCTAACTTATATCGCCATTGTATATCATATAGTATAAATGAAGGAACAATGAATGTTGTTGATTCCAATAATATAATAAGGACCAATGATGGAAAATACATTGTTTATGCAGGAAAAAATAAATGGGATAAATTTACCATTATTAAAGGTAAATCCAATATAGAGTTCCCTATATTGGATTTACCAATACCAACATTCTATTGTGGTGGGGCATATAGATTTAAACTCTAGTAGATAAGCGAGGATTCCCAACTGACCTCTTTGCCCAACACTTACCTGTATTTCCTGCTCTATCTACAAAGATATAGCAGGCAGGTTAACAAAGTTATACTTCGATGATTACGATGTCCGGTGCAATCTGTCTGATGGCATCCAGTTGTTCGTCAATCACTTTATTCTTGTATTCCTCGATAGCTTCATTCGCACCGGCAGATACTAAGGAAAGAGATACGTCTCTACCGTCTACATCCGCGTAAATCTCAACCTCTATTTCTTCGCAAGAAAAACCTTTAAAAAGAGGAATGTTCAGTTTGAAGGACTTGGGCAAATTAGAATCAACCACCTGCGAGTAGTTGTCAACTTTGCTGCCGTTTTCCTCCTTGCTGCGCTCAATGTCTTGGTTTACTTTTGCCTTGAAATTTTTCAAAGTAGAAACCAGGGTCATACTCTCGGACTTGTCTTTAAAGAAAGCCCGGTGCATCTTGAAGAACTGGGACAACTTGATAGGTTCCCATTTCTTATCCATGTTGATACCGAACTCCTGCATTTCTTTTGAAGCCTGTAAAATACCGTTGATTTCTGTCTGATAGTAACTGGTTTCGTCAATCGTCAGAGCCATCCTCATCTTATCACGGTTTACAATAATGTTCGTCGCTTTCTGGTTAATCAGTTCGACACGTTTCTCCAACCATCTGATAGGTGCATCTATCGTTCCATTGATAACTACTCTTTCTGGTTCTTTTGGGTCGAGTGCTACGGGGGCTTCTCCCTCTCTCAATACTACTTCAATTGGTGCACCGTTATAATCTTTCGGTACAATCACGTTTAATTTGTTTTCGCTCATGATTCTGTTCCTGTTTTACGGTTAATACTGAATACTGTCTTCTGCATTTCTTGCGGCATAATCGGGCGGCTGTAAACCAGCTCACCCAACTTGTTATAGAATCCTGCCATCTTTTCCTCATGGTAAAGGATTTTGGCACATTCTTCATTTTCCACAAACTCAGAACCTCTCTTGATGTGGTCTAGAAGCTCCTGCTTTTCTTCATTCAAAGGTTTCAGGCGTTCTTTGAACTCTTCCATAGCCTCTTTCTTTTCAATCTCAATATCATTGATTGTAATTGATACCTCGGCTAATGTTTCTTTCTTTTGCGCCAATTCTTCGGGTGTGAATCGGTGGGTATAACCGATTTTCTCTACTGCATCGGCATTATCCTGAAGGAACTGCCAACGTTCCTGTTCAAGGATTTCTTGACCTAAAAATTTGTCCATAATCAAATAAACTCTTTATTACGTTCGATTTCTTGTTGTGCGTAAATAAGCATTTGTTGTTCGTTAGCTGCTGGTAAGTAGATACCAGCGACAGATGCACTCCAGTTACGAAAACGGTCAATACTCAAAGTCATTTCACCTGTTGTCAGCTCGGCAGAACTTCTTAAGTAAGTTACTTCCTTACCTTTCTTGTTGACCGTCTTTCTCTCAAACAAATCACGGTTGCAAGTCCTCTTATAAAAATCAATTTTTGCTTCGTCGAGACTGCAACCGTACTCACTACCGAAATACCCTAAAAGAAGATGCAAGTAGCTGTTTTGGGCAAGCGTGCGGTTAGGTAGTTTCTTTTTCACTTCCACCACCGCACGTTCACTAAACAGCTTGTTTACATACTCCTTGAACTTGGGTATCTGATATTCATTCTTCAAGTCGAACAGCATACGTTAAAAAGGCAAATCGTCTTTTGTATTGCCATTAGCATCAACCGGAGGCGGAAAGTTCTGCGGCTGTTGCTGATAAGTCGACTGTGGCGCTGGTTGTTGTACCGATGTTGTTTGTTGGGATTGCGATACACCACCACGCGCATCTATTTTGTAGCACCGAATAGATGCCATACGTTTGAGTTCTCCGTCTTGATTCGTCCAAGAACGTCCTTGTAAGACAAATGATACAGTAACAACATCCCCCTGATTAAATCGGTCAAGTTCTGCACACTTATCGCCTGAAAACTCTAAGGGAATAATGTTCTCATACTCGCTACGCTCTCCCGTATAAGGGTCGTAAGTGGTAGCATCTAAAATGAACTCCCGTTTTGTAAACGAGGAACCACCGTTTTTGGATGGTATTTGAACAGTTTGTCCGATTTCGATTATTCGTCCGGTTATTTGGTTTGCCATTAATTTTCTCCTCCAAATATCTTTTTATCGGTTATAAGTTCTCTGTTTTCTTCCAAGAACCGGATAAACTCCTCACAATGATTAGTAAGAATAGGAATATCACGTTCAGGATTGAAAACGTATGTTTCTGTATAGGTATCTACCACAAAACCGCCTTTATTAAACTCTAC